ATATTATTTCGTTTATTCAGGATTTTCCATGTGAAATTGGTCTTGACAAGTACATAGACTATGACCTACAATTTGACAAAGCCTTCTTGGAACCACTCAAAATCATTCTTGATGCTATTGGGTGGAACGTTGAGAAAACTGTAAACCTAGAACTCTTTTTCACCTAATGGAATTACCTATCAACGACAAGGATTTAGCAACAATTATTAGTGCTCTTTCTCTTGGTGGTGATGCAAGATTATATCATCTTCTAAAAGGAGTGAAGGAGGATAGAGCACTTAAACTTGAACAGAGGACTACTTAATGGATTTCTTGAAAGAGATTGTTAAAGAAATTGGAGACGAATACGCCCAAATCTCGTCAGACATTGACGACACAGAAAGATACATCGACACAGGTTCATACATCTTTAATGGATTGGTGTCGGGTTCCATTTATGGTGGCGTATCTGGCAATCGCATTACTGCCATCGCTGGTGAAAGCAGTACTGGAAAAACTTTCTTCTCCCTCGCAGTTGTCAAGAACTTTCTGGACAATAATCCTGACGGTTACTGTCTTTATTTCGATACTGAATCTGCTGTTAATAAAGGATTACTTGAGTCTCGTGGTATAGATCTTAATAGATTAGTTGTTATCAATGTAGTAACCATTGAGGAGTTTAGGTCCAAGGCATTGAGGGCAGTTGATAAATATTTACAAATGCCCATAGAGGATCGCAAGCCTTGTATGTTTGTGTTAGACTCCTTGGGAATGCTCTCCACCGAGAAAGAGATTAGGGACGCACTTGATGATAAGCAAGTACGTGATATGACTAAATCTCAATTGGTTAAGGGAGCATTTAGAATGTTAACCTTAAAACTTGGTCAAGCGAATGTCCCTCTCATTGTCACAAATCATACGTACGATGTCATCGGAGCTTACGTACCAACGAAGGAAATGGGGGGAGGTAGTGGACTCAAATATGCAGCGAGTACAATCATATATCTCACAAAGAAAAAAGAAAAAGATGGAAAAGACATCATCGGAAACATTATCAAAGCGAAGACTCACAAGTCACGTTTAAGTAAGGAGAATAAAACTGTTGAGATAAGACTCTATTATGATGAGCGTGGTCTTGATAAGTACTATGGTCTTTTAGAACTTGGTGAGATTGGAGGACTATGGAAGAATGTAGCAGGTAGATATGAGATGAATGGTAAGAAGATATATGCCAAACAAATTCTTGCTAATCCTGAAGAGTATTTTACTCCTGATGTAATGCAAGCCCTTGATGAGATAGCACAAAAGGAATTTAGTTATGGAGAAGGTTGAGTTTCTAATTCTTAGAAACCTTTTATATAATGAGGAGTATGTTCGTAAAGTAATTCCTTTTCTTAAATCGGAATACTTTGAGGACTATAATCAAAAGGTTGTATTTGAAGAGATTGTAAACTTCGTTGAGAAGTATAATCAAACTCTTACGCAAGAAGTTCTTTGTATCGAGACTGAAAAACGTCAAGATATAAATGATTCTTCCTTTCAAGAAATAACCAAGTTAATTGGTTCTCTGGATAACACTCCGTCAGAATTTAATTGGTTAGTAGATACTACTGAGAAGTGGTGTCGAGATCGTGCTATATATTTGGCACTGATGGAGTCAATACAGTTAGCAGATGGAAAGGATGACACTAAAGGAAGGGATGCTATTCCTGATATTCTCAGCGATGCTTTGGCTGTGTCTTTCGATTCTAATGTAGGGCATGATTACTTAACTGACTATGAAGAAAGATATGAGTCGTACCATAAGAAAGAGAACAAAATCCCGTTCGACCTTGAGTACTTCGATAAGATTACAAAAGGGGGTCTCCCGAATAAAACTCTCAACATTGCTCTTGCTGGCACAGGGGTTGGAAAGTCTTTATTCATGTGTCATGTGGCTAGCAGTGTCCTCCTCCAGGGAAAGAATGTCCTCTACATCACTCTCGAAATGGCAGAGGAAAAGATTGCGGAGAGGATCGATGCTAATTTACTTAATGTCAATATACAAGACATAACAGATTTGCCTAAAGTTATGTTTGATAGCAAGGTTCAAGACCTTGCTAAGAAAACACAAGGAACTCTTATCATTAAAGAGTATCCTACTGCATCTGCTCATTCAGGACATTTTAAATCATTACTTCAGGAACTTGCATTGAAGAAATCATTTAAACCTGATATAATATTCATAGATTACCTTAATATATGTGCCTCATCAAGATACAAAGCAGGAAGTAATGTCAATTCCTATTCTTACATCAAAGCAATCGCAGAAGAATTACGGGGTCTCGCAGTTGAGACGAACCTTCCGATTGTATCTGCCACTCAAACTACTCGTAGCGGGTACGGCAGTAGCGATGTGGACCTTACTGACACCTCTGAGTCTTTTGGACTCCCTGCTACTGCTGACCTTATGTTTGCCCTTATTTCTACAGAAGACTTGGAACCATTAAATCAGATTATGGTCAAGCAGTTGAAGAATAGGTATAACGATCCAACAGTTAATAAGAGATTTATTGTTGGTATTGATAGAGCAAAGATGAGGTTATATGATTGTGAACAAAAAGCACAAGAAGATATTGTTGACAGTGGACAAGAAGAAGAATATACTCCTGAAGAAAAAACTTTTAAGAAAAACTTTGAGGGATTTCAATTCTAATGACAATTTGGCAAAACTACATTAGTACTTACAGGTCAATGTTACCCTGTAAGATTGAGAACCTATGGGCATCATGGCAAGGTAAGGGAACTGTGTTGAATGCTATAGATCATTCTCATCCACATTTACTTAAGTCGAGGCAGGTTGATATCTCTGATGGTAAGAATGTTGACATCTTTAATTGTATAGCATATCCAAAGACAGGTAGTAACCTTCCTTGTTTTGGTATGGACTTGATGAAGTTCTCTCCTAAGAAAATTATTATAGTATTTGACTTCCAACATCCTGTAGAGAATTATTTGTTTGAAGTTGAAGGATTGCCTATAGGTAGAGGGGATTATAGATTCTTTGAACCAGGTAATCATTTTTCAAAGAACATTTATATAAAATATGCAAATGAATATGAGATTGATGCACATCTTCCTATGTTTGAAAAATACTTGACTAAATTTATAGATATGTTAGAATTAGAGAAACCGACTGGTACTGATACCAGTGTTTATAATGACTTTGATGCTTATATGACTAAACTCGATCCAGTAGGAGGATTTCTTGCTGGTAAGTTTGGAAAAGATAAGGCAGATAGTCTTGTAAATGATTTTTTATTTTCTTATAAATGACTAAACAAGTTGATACCGACAAGTACCTTGAGTTTGTTGAGGGGGTAACAAGTGAACCAAGTCTTCACTTTGCTGCTCTTATGCAAAGGATGACTAATTTAGAGATGGAGAATAATTGTAATGTTCCTCAGTTATTAACTGCTGCACTTGGTTTGACTGCTGAGTCTGGTGAGTTCACTGAGGTAGTCAAGAAGATTATACTACAGGGTAAACCATATAATGAAGATAATGTCTTCCATATGAAGAGAGAGTTGGGTGACATCTGTTGGTACATTGCACAGGCATGTATGGCTCTTGATACTTCCTTTGATGAAATAATTGAAATGAATGTAGAGAAGTTGGAATCAAGATATCCTGGTGGAGAATTTGATGTGCATCATTCAGAAAACCGTGTAGAAGGAGACCTATGACTTACGCATTATTAAGTGTTTCAAACAAAAGTGGTATTGTAGATTTTGCAAGAGGATTAGTTAGTGCTGGATATGATCTTATTTCAAGTGGTGGAACACATAAGGTCATCAGTGATGAAGGTATACCTGTAATGAAGGTATCTGAATATACTGGTTCACCAGAGATTCTTAATGGAAGAGTAAAGACCTTACATCCAAAGATTCATGGTGGTATTCTTGCACAGCGTGGTAATCCTGCACATGATTTAGATAGAGGTGCAAATGATATTGGACATATTGATATTGTTGCAGTTAATTTATATCCATTTAAAGAAACAGTTGCTAAACCAGATGTAACTCTTGCAGATGCAATTGAGAATATTGATATTGGTGGTCCAAGTATGGTAAGGTCGGCAGCAAAGAATTATAAGGATGTTGCTGTGATGACTAATCCTAATCAGTATGGTATTTACTTAGATTCAATCAAAGGTAATATATCAATTAAACCTGAGACTTTAAGAAGGCAATTTATGTTAGAAGCATTCAAACATACTGCAGAGTATGATACTGCTATTAGTAACTGGATGTCTGAGAATGTATAAATATATTGAGAAGAACTAATGGTTTGCAATGGATTCTGCTAAAGGTACTGCCAAACAGTTAAAAGATTTAAGTAAAATTTATATGGAAGCCGTCTATGGCGGTAAGAAAAAGGAGGAAAAGAAAGACACTCGTCTTACTGTAACTAATGCAGATAAGACAGCAAATACTCCTGCATGGCAGAAGTATAAGGCAGGTAGCACAGCATATAAAGCAGCAGATCATGTGAAGGAGGGAAAGGATGAATCTCCAGAAGCAGAGGAAGAGAAGGATAAAGAAGATGATGATTTAGCAGGTTCTCCTAATAAGAAAGGTAAGAAGGCAAAGAGATGGTGGGATGACGATGGTGATGGAAAAGGTTATGAGAAAGGTGAGGTAGATGGTAAGTTCCCTGATAAGGATGGTAGTAAGAAGAAAAAGGTTAAGGAAGAAGTAGAAGTTGATGAGTCTGTTGGAAGTGCCATTGATAAGACTTTAGGTGCTGCTGGTGAAATTGCTGATACTGCAATTAAACTTCCTGCTAAAGCAGTTGGATATGTAAAAGGTCTTAAGAAAGGTCTTAAGAAAGCTGCTAAAAAAGGTGAGGATAAAGCAAAAGGAGATGCATCACCAACAAATGAAGAGACTATTCTTGAAAAGCAAAAAGATACTCCTGATCAGGTAGCAGCAGTTATTGATATGTACAGATCCAAGAAAGGAACTGATGAGGCAACAAAAGATAGTGAAGAAGGTAAGACGAAAGCTGCTAAGAAAGAAAGAGATTATGCTAAGTGGGAGCGTGACAAGATGGCAAGAGATGCTCAGAAATCAGGTCATCCTTGGAAACATGCTAAAGGATCTACTACTGAGAAAGAAGGTAAAAAGAGTGTAAAACATGCTCATGTTCAGGACTCTTATGATTGGCAGAATGAATCTAAAGAGGCAAAAGAATATCTCGATACTGTTTCTGATGTTAAAGATGCAGAACTTAAAGCAGATATCAAGCGTTGGAGTGCATTAGAAGAGAGTGGTAAGTTTACTGCAGAAGAGATTGAATCACTTAAGGAGGCAGACCGCCTGGGAAAGTCTGAAGTTTATATATTAGATGAAATAGATGATGATCTTTTACAATTTATAGAAAGTTCTTTGGGTAATCTGCCAGAGGATCAAATTTTGGATTTGATGGAGTCTGGTTGGCATCGTCGTAATCCTGGCAAGAAGCATCCATTAGAATCTGGTTCTACTAAGACTCAAAGAAGACCTGTAAGTGATCAAGAGAAGAAGTCTACTGATAAGGAAGACAGAATGTATGTTGCAATGAGAAGAGTGACAGATAGGCAGAAGGGTTATAACGCAGATAAATCCAAAGCTGCTGGTAGACTTCATGATAGATATACTACCAGACAAGCCAAAAGAAAGGCAGGTGCATCTCCAAAAGAAGCATCAGCACAAAGTTTTGGTGAGTATGGTGGAAAGGACTTTGCTATTAAGAGAGGTGGTCGTAAAGGAAAAGCACCTGCAACTGATAGAGGAACAGGTAACAAGGCTGCAAGAAGAGCAGGACAGGAAGTAAAGAATAGGGATCCTCGTAAGTAAATGAAAACTCTTAGTAATTTCTTTGAGGATATAGAACAACGTAGGCAAGCACTCGCACAGAGGAGGGCAGATCAACTGTCTTCCTTTAAGGATAAGGGTGCTGCTCAGTCTGAAAAAAGACAAGAAGTATTGAGTCGTCAAAGAGAAAGGATAAATGATTTGAATCAGAAAGCAAAAGAGAAAGAATCTGATGACAAAGCAAGAAAAGATGCAGAGGATGCTGAAATAGATGCTAAGTTAAAAGCAGAAAGAGATGCTGATGAAGCAGAAGCAGAAAAGAAAGAAGAGAAGCAAAGGTTAAAAGCAGAAATTAAAAAGGAGTTAGCAAAAGAAAGGAGAACTTAGATTATGGCTGAGCCAAAATCAGGGTTTGAACCCAGTGAAATTTTTACTGCTACGGCAATGTTTTTTACCAAAGCAGAATTGAATAAAATACAAAGTGGTGATCTTTTTCAAGTAGTAGAATTTTTTAAAGATACTGAAAAAAAGTTGACTAATAGTGAAGGTGGTGTTGTTTTTGGCAGTAGTCAAGAGCAATCTGCCTTTGAAAGTTATTGGGAATGGCCTGGTAAAGGTAAACCTATCTTTAGTCCTTTTCCAGAGTCTTGGCAAGTTACTAATATGATGCAGGGAATTTCTGCAGCCTTGGCAATAAAAGGATGGTTGAGTGGTAAGAATAAGAATCCAATGCCTGAGACTGTTTATATGACAGGTAAACAATGGCCAGATGAGGTAGATGTTTTTAATATAGATGTTCGGGGATTTAGTTCATATAATTCTTCTGATATTATTGTTAAACCAAAAGGTGAAAAAAATTGTTATATGGGTGTTTCTTTAAAGAAAAAACCATCAGCCGAGTCTGTTGATCCTACAATGATTAATAAAGCATTTGATACTGTGTTGGGTACAGATACTGATTTTGATACAGTAAAAAAGAAAATAGTAGAGGTTCGTACAAATTATTTTGGAAATTTGGTTAAAGATGCTGTCGATGAAGGTCTTCTTTGGATAAGACAAAATACTGTAGGTAGACCTGCTAAATGGTTATTTTCAGGTCATAATTCTGGAGATAGAACTATTCATAATATGGATAAGGATAGGGCATTTATTGATACTAAAGGTAGTATATTGATGAAAGAAATATTAGGTCCAAAAGATTTTACTGATAAGGATAAAGAGACTTATGGTGAGAATAGATTGACTGATTTATATGGATTGGCAACAGAGAATAAGGCAAAATTGTTAAAGGTACTTGCTTCAGATCCTAAGAAAAGAATTATTGCAAGAGATATACCTAAGAGTAATTGGAATTTTTATGGTGATAAAGCATTAAACAAGAGTACATTAAAACAGGCAGTAGCAAAGGATAGTATGAGAAGGTGGGTAAATGGAAAGTTATCAACAGATAAAACTTTATATGATGAAATGTTGAAGGTTATGAATCAGAATGCACAATTGTTTGGTGAGCAATTGATATCAGTTACATTAAGAACTGGTGTACTTGATGAGATAAAGAAAGCACCAGGAGTACAGAGACTTGGTGATGTTGATTTTGGTTTTGCTCTTGTTACTGGAATGGGTAAAGCACCATCAAAATTACCTACTGCATTGAAATTAGATCCAAAATTAAGAAAAAAGGAATTGGAAAAACAAATGGCAAGTATACCAAGTGGTAAAGCATATGATATTGGTTGTGTATTAGAAGGATTAGCACATTTGGATACATTAAATAAAGGAAAAAAAGAATATAAATTTGTAGTAAAGGAAAAAGAAGAATCTCATGTGGATGATGATGGACCAGCAAAACTTATTTTTAATTTAATGAAAAATGATAGAGCTGTTCTTGCAATGGAATTGAGATTTAAGGGTGGTTTTACGAGTCAACCACAATTTTTTGGTTATATGACTGATGATTTTAAAGGTGTTTTAGCAGGAGAATGTACATAATTCAAATGTACTAAATATAAGTATGAAGAATTTTTTCCAATTTT